AGAAACAGAGCAACCGAGCGTTTACAGGGACAAAAAAGGGTTTTTTACTATATAAAAAAAACGCCCGGAGGCGTTTAATTCGTAGGAAAAAACTTTATTAACCATAAAAACACGATAAATTTAGTTTTTTTTTATTAATTTGCAAAAATAAACTCAATGAAATTTAGGGATTTATTCAATTTTGGCCAAGGCAAACAAGAAAAGCGAAGTTTTTTAAATTACGCATTATCTCAAGCCGATAGCCAGGTTAGCGTAACACCACAAACGGCGTTAACATTTTCAGCGGTTTATGCAGCCGTTCGCGTTATATCCGAAACTATTAGTCAATTACCGTTAAACTACTATATTAAAACGGAGAACGGCCGCGAGAAGTACACCGAAAGCCCATTATTTACATTATTACACGACGAGCCTAACAACATTCAGACGAAATACGTTTTTTTCGAAACGTTTTTAAATACTCTTTTGTTATACGGTAACGCATACGCGCATATTAGCCGCGACAATAAAGGCCGACCAATTGCGTTAAATTTAGTCCACCCGGACGACGTTACAGTTTTGGTATTAAACAACGGCTTAGTTTACGATATAAAAGAGCGCGGAAGATTTGACGCGAGCGATTTAATACACGTTCCCGACATGACGAGCGACGGTATTTTAGGCGTTAGCCGGATCCAATACGCAAAAAACAACATTGCCTTAGGTTTAGCCGCCCAGGATTACGGTAAAAGTTTAGCCGAAAGCGGCGGCCGTATTAGTGGAGTATTAGAACACCCCGGACAATTAGGAGCCGACGCAATGCAGAATTTGCGCGACCATTGGCAAAGGACATACCACACCGGACAAAAAAGCAGTTTTAAAACGGCGGTCCTGGAGGAGGGAATGAGTTATAAACCGATACAATTACGCCCGGACGAAATGGCGTATTTAGCAACGCGGAAATTTTCAATTTTAGAAATTAGCCGTATTTTCAGAGTTAGCCCGCATCTATTGGGCGATTTAGAACGCGCCACATTTTCGAATATTGAACACCAAAGCCAGGAATTTATCACGCATACAATAAACCCGATCGCGACAAAATTAGAACAGGAATTTAATAAAAAACTAATTTTCGAAAACGAGAAAGGAGCGACATATTTCGAATTTAACACGAACGCCTTATTAAGAGCCGACGCCAAAGCACGATCCGAATATTACGCAAAATTATTTAGTGTTGGGGCAATAAGTCCAAACGAGATAAGACAGCGCGAAAATATGAACGACAGCGAGGACGGATTTAAATATTACGTTCCGATGAATTTCGTGCCAACAGACAAAAACGCAGACAATGAAACAGGAAAAGGAAACGCGCCAATATAACGCGCCCGAATTAAGAGCCGAAACAGACGCAGACGGAAACACAGTTTTAACCGGTTACGCGTCAGTTTTTGGAGAATTGAGCGAGGATTTAGGAGGGTTTAAGGAGATAATCCACCGCAACGCGTTCGACAACGTGTTAGAGGACGACGTTGTTTTTTTATTAAACCACGATAATAATATCGTTTTTGGCCGTTCGTCAAGTGGAACGTTAAAGTTAAGCGTAGACGAAAGGGGGTTAAAAACAGAGGTTAAAATGCCAAACACAGGACCGGCAAACGACGCAATCGAATTAATGAAGCGCGGCGATTTGTCGAAAATGAGTTTCGGGTTTTTTATTGAGGCCGACAAATGGACGGAAAGCGAGCGCGGATTTATTCGCGAGGTTACGGAAGTAAAAAGATTGACCGACGTCAGTTTAGTTACACGCCCGGCATATCCGCAGACGAGCGCAAGCATACGCAGTTTAGAGGCATTTAAATACGACAGCAAGGACAACGTCCAGGCGAGAAAAAACAAATTATCAATTCTAAAGTTAAAAAAGTGAAAAAAACACTAAAACAATTAAAAGAAGAACGTCAAATTTCGTTAGACGAAATGACGGCGTTAATTAATTTAGCGGAAACAGAGGACCGCAATTTAACGACAGACGAGCAAACGTCATTCGACAAAGTGGAATTAAACGTTGAGGATTTAGGTACAAGAATTGACCGCTTAGAACGTTCAATGAAATTGGCAAGCGTTAACCCGACATCATTCGAAACGCAAGACGTAAAAAAGGACGATAAAGATTTAAAACGTTTTTCGTTCGCAGAGGCAGCGCGCCAAGCATACACGGGTAATTTAACCGGTATTGTTAAAGAAATGGACGCAGAGGCAAGAAACGAAAGCCCAGGCCAAGCATTTAGAGGCGTAGGGATTCCAATTGCAGCACTAACAAGAGCGGCGGCCAATTTACCAGGCGCAACAGCTAAAGCAGCGGGAACAGACGTAGGATCGTTCGTAGACCAATTACAAGCAAACAGCGTTTTAATTGGCGCGGGTGCAAACTTTTTAACGGGCTTAAGTTCAGACCGTAAATTTCCAATTATTGGAGATATTGCGTCGTCGTTCGTAACGGAAGCGGGTTACACAACCAGCACAACGGAAGTAGCGGCAAGCGGTTCTATAGACGAAATTACGTTAGCACCTAAAAAGATAATTTCTTTAGTGCAAATGAGCGCGGAATTAATGCAGCAAAACGCAGCCGTTGAGGGAGCGTTACAGGCTAATATGGCGTCGTCAGTAATGGCAACGTTTGAAAAAGCATTGCTACAAAAAGCAGCAACAACAACCAACGGTCCTGGATCGGTTTATGCAGCCGCGACAAGCGACGGATCCGTAGCCGTTTCGGTCAATTCGTTGGCATTAATGGAGGCTAATTTGTTAGGCCAAAATATAAACCAAGCGACAGCAAGGAACGCGTATATTTTCAACGCAGAGGGATTTGCAGCAGCGAGAGCGGCGGCGGGTGCTAACTTTGTAGGCGGGTTTTTTGATCCATTTAACAGAACGTTAAACGGACATAAGTACTTCGTTACTACTAACTTAGGTTCTGGACATACAGCCGCGAAAGATTGCGCCTTATATGGAGCGTTCGACCATTTACATATTGGCCAATTTGGCGGAATGGACATTGTTTACGATCCATATACTTTAGGACAAAGAGGAATAGGGCGTTTAATCGTTACGACCTTAATGGACGGGAAAGCAGACAACGCAACGTTATTCAGAAAAACACAAGAATAACAACCAATTAATAAAGCGGGACGGAATTAACGCCGTCCCGTTTATTTAAAACGTAAAGCAATGCCACGACAACCGATAATTCATTTATATACAGGAGCGGAGCCAATTACATTGACCGAAGCAAAGCAATATTTAAGAATAGATAGTAGTTTTACGGACGACGACGCGTATATATTAAACTTAATACAAATCGCACGCGTTACAGTTTTAAAAGATACTAACCAAGTCGTTGTTAAGGAAAGTGTTGAGCAGCATTTTGATAATTGGGGAAATGGAGTTTTACAATTATCGTTCCCTGGAAAATTAACCGACGTTGAAATTAGTTACCGCGACGAAATCGCAAGTAATATAGTAATGACAGCGGACACCGATTACGTTTTAGGCGTTTCGAGCCCTATAGACGGACGCATTGAAATGATAAACACGCCCGCATTAGCTACACGAATAAACGGGATCCGAGTTTTATACAAGTCAGAACCGGATAATTCAAGCATTACAAAGCCGCTATTAATTGCGATTTATATGTTAATACAGCATTGGTACGACCACCGAAGCCCGGTAAAACATTTGCAAACATACGTTACGCCGATAGGGTACCAAAAAATAGTTAATAATTACAAGCAATTTATATAATGGATCCAGGAGGGTTAAGATATAAAGTAGCAATTACAAAGCCGTCAAGCACGCAAAACGCAAACTATGGCGATATAAATACCGAGGCCGGGACGGTTTATAATCGTTTTTGCGATATAATACACCAATCCGTTGACAACGGCGAGGAAAACAGCGTCGAGCAATTTCAAAAAAAATTAAAATTTGTTTTTCGTTACGAGAGTTTTTATAAGGAATTAAGAGAAACAAGCACAATCACATACGACAACGAAACGTTCAGAATTAACGGCGTAAGGTTTAGAGGTTCCGGAAATCGTTGTTATGTTGAAATATTAGGTAAATCATTTGAATAGTGAAATTATTTACTAAAATAACAGGCGATAAAGAAGTCGACAGAATGTTAAAAGGCATGAGCGACAGAAAGTTAAAAACGACATTAACGCAAGCATTGCGTAAAATAGGCCGGCCAATTGTTGGCGCCGTCCGTTCTCAAATTGCCGCCGAGGGAATGAATAAAACC